AGGGCTGGAGTGTGTGGGAGAACCTGCCCAAGCACGACACTACCTCGATCAAGAACAGCGCCAAGCAGACGCAGGAGCTTGCCAAAGAGCTGGCAAAGGCTCTGAATGAAGTCCGTAACCTCGCAAAAACAGAATAGAGACTATGAGCAAGTATTTCACCCTCGAGGAGATGACACGAAGCCAAACGGCCGTGCGCCTCGGTAAAGACAACACGCCCAACGCTACGCAGAAGAGAGACCTCCTGCGCCTTATGGACTACCTCGACGGCATCCGTGAGGAGTTCGGCGAGCCTATCAAGGTAACATCGGGCTTCCGAAGCTGGAACGTTAATAAGTCCGTCGGCGGAGTAAAGAACAGCCAGCACCTTGCTGGGCAGGCCGCCGACATCGTGCCAGCTAAAAGTCCCGAGCGACTGCGTGAGCTGTTCGATCTCATCCGCAGGCGTGGTGGCTTCCAGCAGGTCATCTTCGAGCGCAGGGGGCAGAGCGTTTGGGTACACGTAGCCATACCTCCGCTCGGCGAAATGCCGAAGCAGGAAGCGATGACGACGAACGACGGCAAGAACTTTACCCGACTAAAGTAACTAACACAGCAGGGCGGGCGGTAATGGGGTGGCCTCCCGTCCTGCATCTAACCACCCCGACAACAAACGATATATGCGACCATTTGGAAGTAAGAGCGACGGCAAGACGCTCCAGCTGGTGCAACGTGGCACGGACAAACGCATCCCCGTGGAGCTTGTAAAACAGCCCTCGGGGGAAGTGCTTGACCCTGCGGAGCTGGAAGGACTGCACGTGATGGTGTCAAGCGAGAGCGGAATGGAAATAGCGACCATCCCGTACACCATCGAAGACAAGAAGCTGGTGGTCGAGGTCACGGCAGACGTCTCACGACATCTGGGGCTGGGTGTCTACACGATGACCGCCACGGGGCGCATCCCCGACCCTGCGTATGCCGATGGATACCACGACTACGAGATAGTAGTAGACCTCTGCAAGGTCACTAAGTACGGTAGCAACGAGACGCCAGTCAAAGTGCAGGCTAACGTGCTGGAGGGATTGCGTGGCGATACTGGTCTATCCGCCTACGAGCTGGCGGTGCAGGAGGGCTACCAAGGCACACTTCAGGAGTGGCTAAGGAGCCTTGGGGGAGCAGACGCTTACGAAGTCGCCAAGAGTGCTGGCTATACGGGTAGCCGTGAGGAATGGCTAAAGACACTTATTGGGGCTACTGGGCTGTCCGCCTACGAACTCGCCAAATCGGAGGGCTACGAGGGTAGCCTAACGGAGTGGATTGCGTCGCTCAAGGGCGAGAAGGGGGACAAGGGAGATAGCGCCTACGAGGTAGCGGTGAGTGAAGGCTACACTGGCGACAAACAGGCGTGGCTCGCGTGGGTCAAGGGCGAGACGGGGGACAAGGGGGATAGCGCCTAGCA